ACAGTACAAAGAGCGCAAGGCGGTACGGTATCAATCACAGGCGGTTACGTGATTCACTTCTTTACATCTAGCGGGACGTTCATAGCATGAGTTACATTGGAAACTCCCCTACCCAAGTTGCTTTTATTACTGACACATTCAGTGGTAACGGCTCGACTACAGTCTTCACCATGTCGGTGGCTCCTGCTAACTCAGCGTCGGCGTTGGTAGCTATCAGTGGTGTAGTGCAAGACCCATCGACCTACTCGGTATCAGGTACAACGCTAACCTTCTCGGCAGCGCCTCCAACAGGCACGGGCAACATCTCGGTTCGGTATCTGGGTATCCCTGCATCCAACATTACAACGACCGCATATCGGACAGTTACAGAATTCACAGCAACCGCAGGACAAACGACGTTTACACCTGCATCTTATGTAGCGGGGTTTCTTGATGTCTATCGTAATGGAGTTAAGCTTGGGTCTGCTGATTTCACTGCTACTAACGGTACTACTGTGGTTCTGGCTGTTGGTGCTACCTCTGGCGACCTTATCACAACCGTAGGTTTTTACGTCTCATCCGTATTAAACGCTATCCCTGCTCAGGCTGGGTCGGTAGTCTCTTCTTATCTTGCATCAGGCGCAGCATCACAGGCATTTTTGGATGTAACAGGCGGAGCTGGTACAGGGGCTATGCTTCTCCCAGTGGGAACGACCGCACAACGCCCTACAGGACAACGAGGCTTAGTGCGTTTAAACAGCACAACAGGCAACCCTGAGTGGTACGACACTACAACGTCTTCATGGCTTCAGTTTTCACAACCTGCTGGGTATTTGGTTAATTACCTTGTTGTTGCGGGTGGTGGTGGGGGTGGATGTGGATACGCTGGAGGAGGAGGTGCGGGTGGATTGTTGGCAACTTCAACTACTTTATCTTCAGGCACTGCATATACTATTACAGTAGGTTCGGGTGGATCTGGTTCAATATCTGGTTCGGTTGTTGGAACAAGCGGAAGTAATTCTGTAATAAGTTCACTTTCTACCGCAATTGGTGGTGGTGGAGGTGGATCTAATACTTCCGCAAATGGTATTTCTGGAGGATCGGGTGGTGGTGGATCACAAAATAGTTCTGTTGGTGGAAATGGTACATCTGGACAAGGTTATGCTGGAGGAAATGGTGCAGGAAGTCCCGGATATACAGGCGGCGGCGGTGGTGGTGCGGGAGCTGCTGGAACAAACGGTACTACTACAGTAGCTGGAAATGGCGGTGTGGGAGTTTCATCAAGTATATCTGGATCAGCAACTAGTTACGCAGGTGGTGGTGGCGGAGGTTGTGGCACAAGTTACACCGCTGGTTCGGGCGGATCTGGAGGCGGTGGTGCTGGTACAGCTTCAATATCAACAGGTACAGCAGGCACAGCAAATACGGGTGGTGGTGGCGGCGGCGGTGGTTCAAACGGATCTGGACTTGGAAACGGTGGCAACGGCGGCTCAGGCATCGTAATCATCAGCTACCTAGGCTCACAGCGTGGTACAGGCGGCACAGTCACATCCTCTGGCGGGTACACAATACATACATTCACTTCTTCAGGGACGTATAACGCATGACACAAGCAGCTAACGTCGCAGCATCTACTCCTCCTAGTTGGACAACAGCTAACCGTCCTGCTTCGCCTGCACTCGGGCAACAGGGGTGGAATAGTAATTTATTTGCCGTAGAAGTTTGGAATGGAACAACTTGGCAGACTATTACAAGCACAGCTTATACAGTAACTTACTTAGTAGTTGCAGGTGGCGGTGGATCAGGCGGTGGAGCCACGGTTTACCCAGACGGTGGAGGGGGCGGTGCTGGCGGTTATTTAACATCTACTTTGTCAGTAAGTACAGGAAATGCCTTTTCAATAACAGTTGGTGCGGGTGGTGCTGGCATAGCAAGTGGGTCTACATATGCAGTAGGTGGTTCTGGTAGCAACTCCGTTTTTTCAACTTATACAGCTATAGGTGGCGGAGGCGGGGCGGTTCGGGATAACAGTATAAATAATGGAGTATCAGGAGGTTCTGGTGGAGGTGCGGCAGTTAATGCTGGTGGCACTGTGTCAGGTTCTGCTGGTTCAGGCACATCCGGGCAAGGATATGCTGGTGGGACTGCTTATGGAAGCAGCCCTTATTCTGGCGGTGGCGGTGGTGGTGCTAGTGCTGTAGGTTCAAATGGTTCTTCATCAGGCGGCGGTGCGGGTGGCGCTGGAACACTTTTTTCTATAACTGGATCGTATTATTCAGGGGGTGGTGGTGGCGGTTGCCGATCTGGTACAGGCGGCGCAGGTGGTACTGGTGGAGGTGGCGCTGGTGGCGCTGCTACGACTGGTACAGCAGGAACTGCAAATACAGGAGGTGGCGGTGGAGGTTCAGATAGTTCTTCTGCTATTTCTGGAGCTAATGGTGGTTCGGGTGTGGTTATTGTTGCTTATCCCGGCTCAGCAACCCGTGGTTCTGGTGGCACAATAACAATTTCCGGCGGATACGTTATTCACACATTCACCTCATCAGGCACATACACGGCGTAAGGATTTATTATGGCTTTGACAAAAGTTACGGGTGATTTAGTTACTGGCGGAACAAGTGCGCTTGGTTTCCCATCCGGTACAACTGCTCAAAGACCTGCCTCGCCTAACCTTGGCGATACTCGGTGGAACACTACACTTAACTCACTAGAAACTTGGACAGGTTCTGTTTGGCAATCACTTGCTTCAACCAATCCCCTTGGCTATACGCTTAACTATTTTATTGTTGGCGGTGGTGGTGGCGGTGGGTGCGGTATTACAACGACAACCCAAGGTGGTGGCGGTGGAGCTGGTGGCATTTTATTTTCTTCTATTGCGGTTACTTCAGGCGCCGCGTACACAATTACCATAGGCTCTGGCGGTGCGGGGTCTACAGCATCTGCAAGCTCGGGGTCAAGTGGTAGCACTACGACCATGACTAGTGTTGCAAGTGTTATTGGCGGTGGTGGCGGAGCCTCATGGACTGCCGCATCAACCTCTGGTGCATCTGGAGGGGGCGGATCAAGCGGTGCAAATTATGCTGGCGCAATTGGTACAGTTGGTATAGGAAGCGGCGGTGGTAGTGGGACAGCGTACGCAAATTCTGGAAATGCTTCTGCTGGTGGTGGCGGTGGGGCAAGTGCTTTTGGCGGGCCGGGAACCCTTACTAATGGTGGCGCTGGCGGTGCTGGCATACAACACCCTGTTACGCTGGCTTATTACGGTGGCGGTGGCGGTGGAGGCGCTTGGGCTAGTAGTGGTGGCGGTGTAGGTGGTTCAGGCGTTGGCGGTGCTGGCGGATCGGGCAACGGACAAAACGGATTTAGTGCCAGTTCAAACACAGGTGGCGGTGGCGGTGGGGGAGCAGGTAATAATACTGGTAGCCCAGCAACACAAAACGGCGGTGCAGGCGGTTCTGGCATAGTTATTATCACTTATTTGTCAGCAACCCAAAAAGGAACCGGCGGCACAATAACTACTTCTGGTGGGTATTACATCCACACTTTTACATCCTCTGGAACTTACACAGCATAATGTACGGCATAACGGCATACGCTCAATCTCCTTACGCTGGTCTCGGCGGGGCAGCTTACGGCGTTGCATTGTCTGAAGCGTTTACACTGGCTGATACAGAATCAGCGTCGTACAATCTTGTTGGATTTGTTTTTGAAACACCCACAATTACAGAATCTGTAAATGTAATTGCTTACCTTACAGGCACTACAGCTGAATCTTTTACTTTAGTTGATAGCCCAACGGCAACCGCAAGTACGGGCGTTGCAACAAGTGAATCATTTACACTCACCACAAACGAAGCTGGAGCATGGGGCACATACGCCTCTACAACAGAATCTTTATCATTGGCTGACGTATTTACTTCGTATGCAGCCTATGCGGCGTTAATCGCTGATACGGTTTCAATAGTAGATAATGGTTCTGGTAAGTTTGACTACTTCGAGTATGTAATTGAAACATCAGACTATTCTGACATTTTTTCCGGCAGAGCGGGCTACGCAGTCACTACGCCGGAAGCAATATACACATTTGATGCGACCGCCGCCAGAGCAAATTTTGTGGGTGCGGATGTTGAGGCGATCACGCTCTTAGATGACCCTTTTGGGCGGGGCTGGTTTAAAATAAATGATAACCAAACGGGTGCATGGGTTCCCGTTAACAACGCCGCATCCACCACATGGGCAGATATTGTAGATACGCAGAATCCCAACTGGATTCAAGTTAACGATAATCAATAAGGAACAGCAATGCCAACCACCTACTCACCATCGTTACGAATTGCTCTGCTAGGTGACGGCGAAGACCCCGGCACATGGGGACAGCTAACCAACACAAACCTTGGTACATTGCTAGAGCAAGCAATCACGGGTGTGATTACCGTTGACGTTAGTGGTGGCAGCGTGACATTGACCTCATACAACGGCGTATCAGATCAATCTCGAAATGCGGTTCTAGTTGTTACTGGAACGCAAAGCACAACCAATAATATTGTTGTGCCAAACGCGACTAAATCATATTTTGTTAATAACACCTCATCTTATGCCGTGGGCGTTAAAACCTCTAGCGGTAGTGCATTTAACTGCCCAACCAATACGCTAAGCATCGTTTATTGCGACGGCGTTGGTAATGTCGTGGGCGGAAGCATCGTCTTAAACGCACCAACATACAGCACATTCGTTAACCCATTAATAACAGGTATTCGTGAAACCGTAACTGTTAGCGCAACGGCTGCAACCGGGGTTATTAATTTTGATTACCTGACTCAAGCTGTTTTGTATTACAGCTCGTCTGCTGCGGGGAACTGGGTCTTAAACTTCCGTGGCAACAGTACAACCACGCTTAGCGCCGTATTGTCGGTTGGGCAAGCGGTCAGCGTAACATTCATCTGTGCCCAAGGCGGATCAGCTTATTACAATAGTTCGGTTCAAATTGACGGCGTAACGGTTACGCCTTACTGGCAAAACAATACACCTCCCACATACGGTAATGCGTCGGGTTTAGATGTTTACACCTACGCAATTATTAAAACGTCTGCAACACCTACATACACCGTACTTGCCTCACAGACCCAATTCTAAGGATTGACGATGCCACGTTTAGCTAAAGTAGGCGCAGCTTCTGACGGGTCTTTTGGATTTGGCTCTGGCGGTGGTGTGCTGTTTAACTTCTTGGTTGTAGCTGGCGGTGCAGCAGGTTCTGGTGCTGGGGCAGATTCCGCTGGCGGTATCGGTGGTGGCGCTGGTGGGGTGTTTGCAGGTACGGCTAGAATTAACACCACCAAAACTTATACCGTTACGGTTGGTGCTGGCGCGACTGCAACATACCAAGGTGCCGCAGTTAATGGCAACCCTTCAGCAATTGTTGGCACAGCGGTAAATATCGTTGCCTATGGTGGTGGTGTTGCTTCTGGCAATGGTGGAGCAACAACCACATACGTCGCAGGTCAAGGCAACCCCGGCGGTGCGAATGGTGCTACAGGTTACCCATACCCATACCCCGGCGGTGGTGGTGCTGGGGCAGCTGGTGGAACTTCTGTTATGCCTAACTTCCCCGGTTCTGGGGGCGCAGGTATTGCATCATCAATAACAGGCACAACAAAATATTACGGCGGTGGCGGTGGTGGCGGTATCATGGTCTACAACGATTCTGTAGGCGGTGGTTCTGGCGGTATCGGCGGCGGCGGTAAGGGTGCATCTACTGGGCTTTCTCCATACCAAGCAGGATCGGGCACAGCCAATACTGGCGGTGGCGGGGGTGGTTCAGCGGGTAACTTCGGTGGTGGTTCGGGCGGCTCAGGTGGCTCTGGGGTTGTAATCGTTTCTTACCAAGGCTCGCCCCTTTTTGCTGGCGGCACAGTATCTAGTTATGCTGGCAATACCATCCACACGTTCTTAGCTTCTGGGTCTTTATCTCCGGGGTATAACGTAAACATATTGGTAGTTGGCGGTGTTGGCCCCGGCGGAAGTGGCCCTTATGCAAACGGCGGCGGTGGTGGCGGTCAAGTTATTGCTTCAGCCACGGTCTTGGGTAAAACAACCACATACACTGTTGTCGTCGGTGCGTCTGGTGGTGGTGCGTCTAGTATTAACGGCGTGGTCGCTTATGGTGGCGGAGCAGGCGGCGATGGCGGTTATGGCGGCGGCGGTACCGGCGGTTCAAGCTATGCCGGATACGGCGGCGGTGGTGGAGATAGCGTTTACTTCCCGCCTAACAATCCTCCTTGGACGTCTGGCGGTAATGGATGGGGTGGCGGTGGAGGCGGCGGTGCAGGTGGTAGCGGGGGTGGTGCTGCTTCTCGCAATAGCCCTGATTATTACGCACAAGGCGGTAACGGTGGCCCCGGTGTTCCTTGGTCAATTACTGGGCAGTACTTCGGTGGCGGTAATGGTGGTGCTGCGTTCTCTTATAGCAACACTGAAGGTCAAGAGCCAAATGCTGGCGGTGGTTCTTCAGGTGCTGGGTTCTCGTCATTTGGTGGCGATGGTCGAGGTGGTGTGATTGTTACCTACGTGAATGCAACTGCGTTATTTACTGGTGGCACAACAACTTCTAGTGGAAGCGGTTCTTCTACTCGCTGGTTCCACACATTTAGCAGTTCAGGTTCGTTGGTTCCAATTTAAAGGGGTAATTATGGATTGGTTGGCTCAGATAGCTCCGACAATTGCAACGGCTTTAGGTGGCCCACTTGCAGGCTTGGCTGTGACCTCTTTGGCTAAGGTCTTTGGTGTGCCTGAGAAAGATGTGCAGGGCATGATTGAGACCGGCAAGTTATCAGCCGATCAACTCCAGCAAGTAAAAATAGCTGAGTTAGAACTTGAAAAGCAGGCTCAGGCACTTGGTTTAAACTTTGAGACACTAGCGGTTGAGGATCGCAAGTCCGCCCGTGATATGCAAGTAGCCACTAAGTCGTGGGTTCCGCCCGCGCTTGCAATGATTGTGACTGTCGGGTTCTTCGGTATTTTGTTTTGTTTGATGTTTGGATACGCAGAAGAATCAAACCCTTTAATGATTATGCTTGGTTCTTTGGGTACTGCATGGACTGGCATTATTGCTTTCTACTACGGAAGCTCAAACGGTTCTCAGCATAAAGATCAACTTCTTTTTAATTCAACACCAAAATGAGCATTGCAGATCGAATCACAATGTTATGTTGTGCCACTTTGTCTTTGGTTATGGTTGCTACCGTAGCTGTCGTTTTATTTGGTCTATTTGATCAGCAAGTAGATAACAACGAAATATTCAAATTAATCAATCCTGCTTTTAATATGATTACCGGTGCGTTTGTTGGAACAATTGCTGGTATTAAGATAGGGAAGAACGATGCTGATAAGTAAAAACTTGCTTGTTAAAAGCGAAACCTGCTCAGAGCTGACAGCCGATATCTGGCTAGACGCAATTAATGCTGTGTGTGAGAAGTTTGAAATCAATACGCCATACCGTATTGCGGGATTCCTTTCTCAAGCAGCGCATGAATCTGGCGGGTTTAAGTTCGTAGTCGAGAATCTTAATTATTCACCTGCGGCATTACGCTCAGTCTTTGGCAAGTACTTCCCTGATGAGATTACGGCTAACGCATACGCTCGAAACCCAGAAAAAATAGCAAACAAAGTTTACGCAAATCGGATGGGTAACGGTGACGAAGCAAGTGGTGAAGGTTTTAAATACCGTGGTAGAGGGCTTATCCAGCTTACGGGCAAGGATAATTATGCTGCGTGTGGCAACGCTCTTGGGATGGACTTTATTAATAATCCTGTTTTGCTTGAACATCCTGAAGCAGCGGCTTTATCTGCTGGTTGGTTTTGGAGCACTCGGCATCTTAATACTTACGCTGATGAAAAAGACGTGATAGGCATGACTAAGCGTGTAAACGGTGGTACAAATGGTCTTGATGATCGACAGATGCGCTACGCCAAGATAATGGAACAATTCGAGGTTTAATCATGCCGTTACAGAAACTTACCTTCCGCCCCGGGATTAACCGCGAAGGCACTGATTATGCCAACGAAGGTGGATGGTATGACTGCAACAATATTCGATTTCGTTCCGGTTTTCCTGAAAAGATTGGCGGCTGGGTGCGGGTTACGAGTGATCAATATCAGGGCATATGTCGTGCGCTGTGGAGCTGGACTGATCTTGATAATCAAAACAACTATGTCGGTGTGGGCACAAACTTAAAATACTACATTTTGAGGGGCGCACAGTATTACGACATTACGCCAATCCGACGCACCGCCACACTAGGCACCAATCCTTTTGCAACAGCGTATAGCACCTTAAGCGCGACCATTACCGCTACAGCAACCACGCTCTCCTTGACGTCTGCCGCTTCATTTCCGAACTCGCCCGGGGTGTTAAAGATTGGCACGGAACAAATTTATTACAACGCCGTATCTGGCAGTACGCTTACTGGATTGGCTCGTGGATATAACGGCACAACTGCCGCTTCTCACACTTCTGGTTCTGTGGTTGGATGCTCAACCATTCTTGTTACCGATACAGCAAACGGCGCGACACAAAACGATTTTGTCACGTTCTCAGGAGCAACAGGCCCATTCGGTGGGTTCACAGCTGCAAACCTTAACAAAGAACAACAAGTCTTTAACGTATTAAACGCTAATACTTACACGATAAACATTTCTGGTGTGTTTTCGACAAGCGCTACGTCAGGTGGTGGCTCTGCTGTAGTGGGCGTTTACCAAATCAATACCGGCTTGCCTGTTTACGTTATCGGTACAGGCTGGGGCGCAGGGCCTTGGGGCTCGGGTGGATGGGGTTCAGCTTCTGCCACAAGTACAATCGGTGAGCAATTGCTCCTCTGGACAAACGATAACTATGGTCAGGATTTAGTTATCGCCCAGCGAGGTGGCGCTATTTATTATTGGCAAGATAGCCTAGGGGTTACGTTCCCGGCTAAATCATTGCAGTCCATAGCCAACACCACAACGCTCTACACAACGACCGCTACATTTACGAGTGGTGTAACAACCATTACATTAACCGACGTGACAGGGCTTACCGATGGGTGCTACATTTCAGGTGCGGGCATTCCCGCAGGGACGGTTGTTTCTTCAACTTATGCAATTGGGTCAAATTCAGTCCCAATCTCAAACACCACAACAGCTTCCAGTTCGGGCACGTACACAATTACGTATTCTGGTCAATACATTCCCAACCGCACCAATCAGATCATTGCCTCTGCCATCCAGCAGTTCGTCATAGCATTTGGGTCTAACCCATATACACCCAGCGTACCCAATAGCCCTTTTGATCCGATGCTTGTGCGTTGGTCAGATCAAGCAAATCCATATCAGTGGGTTCCTAATGTAACCAATCAGTCTGGAGAATTTCGCTTAACAAATGGCTCTTTCATTATGGGCGCTGAAGCAACTCGTCAGGAAATTTTGATTTGGACTGACTCTTGTCTGTATTCGATGCAGTATTTGGGTGCTCCTTATGTCTGGGGCTTTAACATTTTGATGGATAACATTTCCGTCATGTCACCCAATTCTATGATCACCATCAATAACGTGACCTACTGGATGGGACAGGAAAAGTTCTATATGTACTCAGGTCGCGTTGAAACACTGCCATGTTCATTGCGGCAGTACATCTTTGACAATATCAATAAGAGTCAGTCATACCAGATTTTTGCAGGTGCCAATGAAGGCTATAACGAAGTTTGGTGGTTTTACTGCTCACAAAACTCAAACCAAGTAGACAGCTACGTGGTTTATAACTACCTTGATCGCGTCTGGTATTTTGGCTCAATGGGTCGCACTGCTTGGCTAGACACTGGCATCAGACCTTACCCCATTGCAGCTAATTATGATAGTCGTCTGCTGTACCACGAAGCCGCTGTGGATGATGTATCAGGATTAACCCCAGTACCAATTGATGCTTACGTACAGTCTTCTGATTTTGATATCGGTGACGGACACAACTTCGGATTTGTTTGGCGCATTTTGCCTGACGTGAACTTCAATGGCTCAAACATCAATGAACCTGTTGTAACCATGACTGTTAAGCCAAGGCAAAACTCTGGTACGCCTTATGGGCAAGCAGACAGCCCAGCGGTGCAAAGTTATGATAATTACAGCACTCGTGGGATATACAACATCCAGCAATTTGATGGTCAGGTCTATACTCGCCTGCGCGGTCGCCAAATGTCATTTAGGCTTGAATCCAACACATTAGGTGTTGCTTGGCAGCTAGGCACTCCTCGAATTGATATTCGCCCTGATGGACGCAGGTAATGGCAACAGACCTGAAAACGCTAAGGCTTATCCCTCCAAAAGCACCTAACTTACCGATTGGCCCGGTTGATTATGACCAGCGGTATATTGATCAGCTTACAAACGTCTTGCGGTTGTATTTTGCACAGATTGATAACTTTGCTCAGCCTTTTACAAACAGTGCAGGTGGTTCGTACTTACAGTTTCCTAACGGCGCATTTCATCAGGACGGGTATACAACCCTAACTGCAAACATGACCAACAGCGGCACAACGCCTATACAGGTCACTTCAACTGCTGGGTTTTTATCTGCTGGTTCGTTAATTATCGGCACAGAACTTATTAAATACACAGGTAAAACCGATACAACATTTACTGGAATTACTCGGGGCGCTTATGGCTCTACTAACGTGTCGCACACCGCAGGGGTTTATGTATCTGAAGCGCAAGCCGTACCATCTTCAACCACTGCGCTTACTGTTTCAATGACAGCAACAGACGTAAGCAATCAAGTAAGCATAAACCCAACTGACATTACCAAAATTGTGCATTCTGTGGCAGGGTATTACAACATTCAGTTCAGTCTTCAGATGTTAACCTTTAGTGGCACAATTGATAACGTAACGATTTGGTTTAGACAAAATGGGGTGGATGTTCCATACAGTGCAGGTATTGCTACAGTTCCAGCTATTCATGGTGGCTCTGCGGGTACAGCAATTATTTCTTGGAATATCGTTTTGCCGTTGAACGCTGGGGATTACATACAACTTTTGGTTGCTTCTGACACAGGTAATACGGTGTGCGCAACATACCCACCCGGAACAGCCCCAGTACGCCCTGCGTC